CTTGAGACGGGATACGGTGGGTAGGAGTGACGACCTACAGCAGCACTCGCTGCTCTATATGTCTAACGTGCTGGTATCGTGCCCACGATGCCAGCACCTTCGGATGGGGATTTCGGACCTCCCTGTCTTCAATGCGACGGAGAGATCCTTCGTCTTATGGCTTTACGCAAGAGCCCCGACCACGTGTGTTTGCGTCTTCCGCTCTCTTATCGATGCGGTTGCGGACACCACAACCTCAAACCTGTCGAATTCTTCTACACGACGGTTGAGTTTGAAGCTCTCGCGAACACTTTGCAGCATTCTACGCGTACGATCACTACTTCATCGGGCATGCATTCCGCTCTCCACCAACGGATGCAGATGCTATGGGCACCCAAACGGGGCGCTCAGACAAACGCGATCCTTGATTCCTACAACGTCAGGGACCGTGTACTCGCTCACCACGAGCAGCTCATTTACGCCTTCTTGTTCAGATTTACTCCTTGGGCTCTCGTTTCATGGAATGGACGGAAGCCAGTCGATGTCTCTTGGTACGCATGGTTTTCAGGCAAACTGGAGCGTTTTGCCGATGACCTATGTTGTGCGACACGATACAAGGAAGTGCCAATTATGCTCCTCCCACCATCTCTACCATGGAATCAGCTACGCGTCAACGTCGATCCTGGACTTCGCCCACGCGGACCTAACGGGCCCGACCAAGCGCGCACTGGGCCTCCACCAGACGGAGGAACAGACGCACGAGGCGTGCCTCCAGAGCGTGGTGCGGATACTCGGAATGACGGAGTTGCCGTTCAACCCTTGGCACTGCTCGGACGAGAACTACTCAACAATGCTACGGCAGGGAGTGCGGAGCCTAACGGACGGGACGGGGACGACGGAGGACTACGCGGAGATGATGGAGCGACTGAACAAGGCGTGCGGGGAGGAGAAGGAACGGTCCTACCTTGGACACTCTTACCACCCATGGTGCTACTTGACGATGGAGAAAATGACCGCCCCTACGATGGAATGGCTGGTCCTCAGCGGTATGTGTTTGCGCGCACACGAACAATGAACGCAAGGGACGACGACCCGGACACTGACCCGATTGATTCGGCCTTACTAGGCTTAGGAACCCTGGGATCAGCGGTGTGGGACAAACTTGCGGTCGATTTAGCAGCACGCAAACGCGAAGAGAGGATTTTGGCCAAGTTCAAGGACGATGTCTTGGAGGCGTTGAATGTCATGGACATTCACATGACACCCGCAGAGGCTTATAGGATTGCTTTGGCTCAGGGCTGGTTGCCCCACAGCGCGAATGATGGCGTGTGGAAGTCGCTTGTCGAGGGGAACAAGATCCAATTGTGGGGGTACACTGGGATCTTGGGGAAGACAGCGGACGTCGCTAAGCCAGCGCAGCTTGTGGGTGTACAGATTGGGCCCATGACGGTCGAGCCCAACGTGTTTTCGAACGACAAGAGCAATCTGGAGACGGCAGTGGAGGAACGAATCAACAAGAAGGCACGAGCCAGGAACATCCCGAATTTCGTCAGGACGGGAGCTGGCAAAATCTTACATGAGATGATGGGCAACCAAGGGATGTTCAGCACAAATCGTGTCCAAGAGTGGCTTCACAGTGTCGTCGACATGAAAGACCTCATGAGCGGGAAATGGAGCCAGGAAAGGGCTCGCGCCGTGGAAACGCAGGCCCAAGAGCGGATCAAGGCGGAGTACAAGTTGGAATGCAAAGTCAAGCTTGAGAACTATGAAATCGGGAAGGCGCCACGACTCATCATAATTGATGGCGATATCGGACAGTTGTATGCACTCATGGCAATCAAATGCATGGAGAGCATCCTGTTCGCCCCCGAGAACCTCGAGGTTCACTCCATCAAACACAAACCCACCCATGTGGCCATTGCCGAGCTTCTCGAGCACATGCGCCAGGAGAACATGCGGGACAAAAACAAGATGAAGATTGATGGGGAGTTCATTGAG